GAAACGAGCCACGTTTTTTTGAAACAAAGTTAGAATAATTTTCTTTTAGAGTTCTAATTAGTTGTGGTGATAAGTTTTTTGACGGTTCTGAAACATACTGAATAAATCCTTCAGTATCATTTTTTATGTTTTCACTTAACTCAGCAAAAATTTCATCAAACCTTTTTTCGACATTATTGGGTTTACCAAAAATTACGGTACGGGAAGTACTAATAGCGAGATTACCTTGAGTATAATTTCTCTCCAACATCCATTGTTGTCTCACAGCATTATTATATTGATTAACAGTTTCTTTAGTTTTATTTACAACATTTGTAAAATACGTTTGTGTTTCAGAAACTACTTTATCCATAAATCCACTATAACTTATTACACCAGTTGTAACTCCACTTGTATTTGTTAATGAACTAACAATATCACCTATAGTACTATTATTATTTTGTCCACCATTAGATGCCGTGTTACCCGCGCCAGGTATTGGTGGAGGTGTTTGTCCCTCTAAGAATATCTGGTCTAAAACTCTTGACGATTCCAAGTCAGTCGCATCCGCTCTGTCATCATAAATTTCAGTGTTGGCATAATAATTAAATGTCAAAGCATTTTGTAGTTTATCAACCGATTCTTTCAGTCCACTGCCTCCAACAAATTTGAATTGCATACTGACTGTTGCAATCATGGGTTGGACACCAATCCCTTCAGGGTTAATATCTAAACCTTCATATGAAAGTGATAATGAATCCGGTATAATCTTTGTGTTATAAAAATCACCAACTCTTAATACCAATACAGGAGGTGCTCCAAATGATGTATTCGTAGCATTGTTGTACTGTAACTGAGGGTCACTGTTAGATGTCGATTTTTTGACAGTAGGAATTGTATCACCAGGTCTCATACATTGTTGTAGAAACGTTAATCTTGAGTTCAACCCTTCTGGTGTCATTGAATGGAAAGCTGGTTGAAAAAACTTCAACTTATCTTTTAAGTTATCATAAACCATAGGGGTAGTTTCCTTTATGGTTTCAAAATAATCACATTCAGTTAATAACGCTCTTACAACTCTTTTGGTTATATTATCTCTAGGTCTCCATTCATCAGTAACTACGGGTACAAATTCTGGAAGGGTTACTCCAACACCTAACAAAAATCCTCCTCCTGCTCCTTCTCCTCCTCCAGTTGGATCTGTTGGTTGAGGTCCTCCACTTGGATTTGTTGGTTGAGGTGCGTTCAATGTAGACACAATTTGTGATATGTATGCTCTTCTACATGCCATTGCTCCAACTGTAAATATTTCATTAGCACCAACTTGAGTATCCCCCGCTCCACCGGTAGTTGTGTCAGAACAGTTGAAAGTAGTTCCATTCGGACTAAAAACTTCAGGAGGATATGGACCTTCCGTCTTACTACTTTTCATAGGTGTAGATCTAGCAAGTTCCCCTTGAGCCCCTGCCCCTTCATTTGGATCTTCTTTAACAAGTAATCTCGTTCCTACAAACTTACTTGTGGCAGTATTTTCAGCAAAATACTTTCTCATTGCCTCAACTCTTCTTTGGGACAATCCTTTGTTGTAATCCACAGTTGCTGGTGCTGAACAACTCGAACTAATATAAATGGTAACAATTCCAGTATTAACTTCTAATTGTTTCCCTAATTCTGTTGCAAATTCATTTATCGCCTCATAATTTGGTATTACTACAGTATCAAAGAAATTACTTGTTGCCTCGGCATTTGACTTCGTATTATAATACTTCCTATTTGGTTCCGAGGTATATCTATTATATTCTGTAGTATAATTGATTTGCGTATTTGGTTTTGGATAATCATTTCCAAAATAGAAGCCAAGTTGTAAATATTTTTTGAATGATAAGTCAGTATTTCCTCCTGCACCTTCTTGAGAAACAGATTGGTCACCTCCGTTTGGAGAATTGTCTCCTGATTGAATTGTAACTTTGGCATAAATTAATTGTTCTCGGGATAACTCCTGGTAAGAAATTGCTTGTTGTAATTCATACAAATCATTTGGATTAATAGTTACATATTTCTTCGCCAATTCATAAATGTCATATTTTCTACAACCAGCAAAGAATGATTCCAAAATACTATCTACACGAGTCCTATTTGTCTCATTGGCTAACACTTTATTGACAATAACATTTAATACTGACGGATGGTCAACAACTATTTTCCAACTCAATGTACCTGATCTAGATGTACTTTTATAAGTGTAAATTGGTTCTGGTCGTCCTAAGAATTCAGAGGGATTCCAACTCGCGCTGACCGATTCAGTGAATGTTAAATCATATGGAGGAAACCACATAACCCTTCCATTATTTGGTCCACGCTCACAAACAGGTAAGTCCGATGTTGAAAATCCTGGTGTATTAGATGTTCTCCAAGCCAAATTTTCAATAGAAAACATGTATTTTTTTGCAACTGCGTTGTTGATTGTACCAACAATGTTTGTTGAATCCTGTCCTCCTTCTTGTTTATTTGGTACAATGTTCAAGTTGTAAGTTTTATCTAAAACAGAATATGCAAATCTTCTACCTTCAGTTGTAATACCGTCTTGTTTTTGTAAGTCATTATATTGTAGGTAAGGTAAATCTTTAGCAAATACACGACAATATTCCGTTCCAACTTCTTGTCCGATTGCTCCAACATATCTATAAACTCTTGAACCTTTGGTTAATTCCTTATATCCATCGTTAAAAACTTTACTGACTTGGTCGATAGCATTTCCAACATGTTGAAGACGTTTTCCACCTTGAGGTTGACTATCTATTAGTCTTTGAGTGTTATCGAGTATGGAACCTTCTTTAAGTGGTATCCCAACCGATTCTGTATTTACATATGATGATGGTCTAAAGTCTTCATCTTCATTTGTAACCTCTCCACCAATACCAACTTTTTTACCAGCATTCCCTCTATATTTTGGTGAAACCCAAGTAAATCCTCCTTCAATACCACCTCCGTTACTATATGTAGGTCCATTCGCACCAAGTCTAACTGATTGACCCGGCCCTTCATATAATTGAGCTAATTCAGATGGTCCATAAACTGGTGATTGTTGTTCAATACCAAATTGATTAACAGGAACATCACCTACAGGTGAAAAAACTTGAGATGGATTAGAATTAATACTTCCAACATAAAAATTACTGTTGTCTGAAACCGTACCCAAAAGAGTCCCTCCTAACCTTTGGAAAAAGTTTCTCGGAAAATTCGGCTTATATCTGTTGAAATCAATGTTCTTGAATAGTCTAGACCTTTGTCCTGCTCCCATGTTGTTGAACATGATTTGAGATCCTGTCTCTCCACCTCCCATTAATCGATTAAAAAACTTTCCAACACCACTTCTTCTGAAAGCATTACCTAACTGTTGAATAGTTGTAGGTTGTCCTAATGTTACATTAGGATCGAAATACGAACCAGGTATTGGAGACACAGGTAAAATACTACCAGCCAATCTCAACGCAAAGTTAGTCGCGGCTAATACTGGATTCGCAGTTACCGTAATTGTATAAACAGGTTCTATAATTGGGACAACACCTGTTAATATATTAACTAAGTCTGTTCCACTACTAACATTAAGAATGTTTGCCCTACCTAATGTATCTTGTCGTATTTGGGCAGCAATTCTTTGTTCAAACTCTCTTCTCAAAGTTTGTGCTCCTAAACGAGCAATAAATGAATCTTGACTTAATAAACCATTACTTCCACTTGGATCTGGTGACAATAATATTGATACAGGTGTATAATTGGAAGATACAAATGTTGTTGGATATGGTTGGTTATTATTACTATTGGTAGTAAGTGGTCTATTTAATGATCCAAAAAATTCAGCACTATCCAATTGGACTTGACTTCCATTGGAAAAAACATTGAGGGGTTTCCATTTTTGAGATTCAGGTAATGATTGACCAACTATATTTGCGTCTTGGTATCCATATTCACCCTCATTAGACTTCGTATTTAATAACGATCCAGGATCTGGTACTTGTTCATAACCACCCTCATTCCCATATTGATTCAATGGAAATAATTTATTTGCAAAAGACGGTTCGTCAATTAACTTATCAGGACTATCTTGTACAGATGTGTCCGACTGAATATATTCAGTATTAATAGGTTGTGTTGGTCTGTTTGGAGCCTTAGCGTAGGGAGTCAAGTTCCTAACAATAAGTTTCTTTCTAAACCCATCTGAATTTACAAAATCTAACGGACTTGCCATCTATGTTTTTTTATTTATAAATAGGTATATTCTTGTTTTTTATTATTAAAAAGTAGCCATTTGATTGGGTCCAAACGAATTTTCTCGTCTGTTAAGATTAATAATATAATTCTTGAATGATTGTTCATTGATTGCCATATTAAATGCCTTAATTACTTCCGCCATTTGTTCAGATGTCAAATTAGTTGGTAAATTTTGGAACTGAACATCTACTTTTATATCTCCATCAACTTCGATGGGTTTTTGTGGTGATCCTGGAGCAGACCCTTGGCTAAAGTTTGGATTCACACCTGTCTGACCGAGCACTGAAATATTTCCATATGATGTGGTATCTGTTGAAGTTGGGATACCAGTTGCTGAAGTGGTTGTAGTTGTTGGTGAGCTTGGTTTGAATCCACGTCCGAAATTTTCAAATTCTGCCAATAACTCTTTTGACATATCTACAGATATTTCTTTAATTTTTTCATATGCCTCCACACCTAAAGATGCGATGTTAGCACCCGAACCTTTCATTAATTCACCGAATATGGCTTCTGGAGTAAAATTACCTGAACTAATTATATTTTTTATATCCTCACGAGCATTTTCAAACACACCTTGAACGTTATCTCTCATTCCTTTAGTTGTGAATTCTTCTCCTACTTTTTCATATAATTTTTGTGTAATGTTTCGAATTGACTCATTCATATCTTGCATTGTGGGAGCGGTTAAAGTACCACCAACAATCGCAGATTTAATTGCTGCCACATTATAATTCATAATTTCATCTAACCTTAACGATGCTTTAGCAGTCTCTTCAAGAGTTGCTGGTTGGTTCTTTTGAAACTCTATTAATCTATCAAATTGAGGTTGAGTTAAATCCGCAAGTTCTTGTTGTGTTCCATCTTCTAATGTTACTTTATATGTCCCGGTCTTACTATCCAATTTAGCAATATTTGCCAAATATTGTTTGTCCTCCTCACTTGCAATTGTAAGACCCGCAGCATCTACCGCGGATAATCTTTTATCAAGTTCTGAGGCCGCTAATCCCATTTTAGACAATGATCCTGCAGATAACCCCGCAGCTTTTTCCATTTCTCTTAATGTTAAAACCCCTTGAGGATTAATTTTGAAAGTTTTGGTCTCAGCGTCGAATTCAGTAAACTGTTTCGCAATGTCCGCTAAACTGTCTTGTAATCCTGAAGGGTCATTAATTGACATATTCATTAATTGGAATGGGTCAACTAAGTTACCAGCGGCAACTCCCAATCTTTGGAATGCCCCTGCGACTTCTATTGCTCCCTCGGGGTCTAAAACTTTTTCTGCCAATGCAAAGGTTTCTTTCATTTCGAACCTCAACATTGAGGCCCTTGCTGCCATTTTTGTTAAACCTTGAACCCCTCCTTCAAACTGATATCGGTTCATTTGTTCCATATTTTTTTGGACATCACCGATAACTGTTTTAGCATTACCACCAATACTTTGAACATAATTCATGGAGTCTTTAAGAGCATCTGGTATTGATTCTATACTCATACCGACATCTAAGAAACTCTTAGATAAAACATCTGCACCTAATCCTAAAACTTTTTGAATTGTAAATAACTTTTCAACTTCTTCTGCGGTGGTTATAACATTCCGTCTCGATTCTATCGCAACTTGACTTATAATTTCAGAAACATCTTTAATTTCTCCACCCAATTTATTAACACCAGGTACTGCATCTGCGATAGCAGTTTGTATCTCATAAATCCTCTCCCTTGTTTGAGTAAATGTTTTTAGTACTCTATTACTATATTCTGATAAGGCTGTTTGAGATTTGACAAAATCCATATCTCTTGGGTCGAGTTTACCTCCCCCTCCATATGTAAAACTTTCTGGTGTTGGCCCTGTACCTGATGCTGGTGCTCCTTGAAACATAATATTGTGTTATATCTATAAATATAAAAGGACTGAAAAATCAGTCCTTTCTATTTAATTCAACCCATTTATCCAAAAGATACTTTCTAACAAACAATGGCATTATTAAAAAATCAGAATATGAAATGCCTAAAAGTGTTTTCAGATAGTAAAATTCATCTATTTGTCCCTTTCTATAATCAGAAGAAAGGGCGAAAAAAGTCCACCCCAAATCCAACATTGACTGTTAGTTTCTCTCCTGATGGGGCTATTACTGTTCTCGTTAAGTCTAATCTAGGTTCATTATCATCCATGAACTTTCTAATGTATTTTGAATCCGCTATGGGCATTTGGTCGATAAATTTAGAAATTTCTGACCTATCTTCTACTCCATTTATTTCAATAATTTGTTTATTCAATCTCCAAGTAACCTTCGGTGCGGTTCTTCCTTGTGGATAAGACTCCACCATTTTTTGAACCTCCATGATTTCACCATAAGTCATTGGTTTCAATTTCACAGTTGTTTGTGATTTTGGTAACATAGTTATAAATGTTCCATCTTCAGAAGGGAGTTGACCCTTATTTACATTTAATTCGTCTAACCTAACCGTTCCCTTAAATGGTTTTTTGGTAATTGGGTCCACCAAATTCAATTCCATCTCAGGACCGAACGCAGTGTTTCTAAGAAAAATTAGAATAGATTCAATATCCCCTTCTAACAAATCTTCGATACGTACATCTGGTTCATATATTTTTGACCTCAATAAAGTTTGAGTCATGTCATTCCCACCACCCATCAAAATGTTTTCGTCGTTTGCTGTGAGATATCCGACTTTAATTGATTTTTTCTTATTCTTGTAGAATACACCTTGTGAAGGTAAAGGTACAACATCGTGAGGTAACGAAAAGTTGTTTTGACCGTAATCTCTTGATTGATTATCCATATAAAAATTTAACCGTAAAGTTTATTGCTTTACGGTTAAATATAAAAGTGTTTTATTTTTAATAAATAGTATCTTGATAAATTAGTAGACTAACACACATCTGTCCATTCTCAAACTAGCAGTAATTTCTGCTAATCCGTCTGTGCTATATCCTAATGAACCAAAGTTAACATCTGTTAAGAATGTTCCATAAAGAATCCACTTTTCTACAACAACACCGGTTGGGTCAAGCATTTCAAGGTCAATATCTTTCTTATAACCCGCGGCATATCCCATACGACCTGTTACAGATTCAGCGTGTAAACGAACCCACTCCATAAGAGCCTGTGCCGCTGATGGACCAATTGGGTCTCTAAATTTCACACTAATCGGATCCCAATTGAATCGTCCCGCAACGAATGTTGATGTATTTAGGAATTGGATTTCTGTAGATCCTATTTTAATTGATGGTCTTGCTGCAGATTCAACAAACCACTCATTTATACCAAGTGATGATGGAAACCTTAAGATAAAACGATTCTGTCGTTTTGGTTCGTAAGGAATCGGCATTTTCATTAATAAATCAGCCATGTGTTTTTAATTTTTTTGTTTTTGTTATTTTATAGATAAATATATCCGTACTCAAAAATTTTTCTATTTACTTTTTTTTTGAGATCCGTATTCTTAATTTACTTCTTTCTTATAGCCTCCAGCAGTAGAATAAGTTTTAACAATATTATCTGGTTTATTTTTGAAATGCTTTTGCATTACTTCTATATTTTTTGGATCATCGTCACTAAATCCTATTGATAATTTTTCTGGATTAAATTTATTAGCAATATCCTTTTTTAAGAATGCTTTTTTATTAAGTACTGCTGCCATTCCTTTAATATAACTAACAAAATCTTCCATCGCTTCGACTTTGGCTTCTTCAGGATTAACCGCACCTTTGTCGTCTCCAAAAGATACCGGATGATACTTATTAAGTTCTAAATAAGATTTGATAAGTTCTTCATCCGTCATTTCATCTTCTCCGACAAAAGACCTATATTTTTTAAGATTTTTAATTAACTCATCCTTGTCGATTCCGTTGAAACCTTCTATAATATAGTTATAAATTGCTTCTTTTATAGTGTTTGGATTATGACCTCTCGCAGTTATTATTGCAAATATTGAACCATTATTTATCGCTTCTCTGAAATCATCGAATGCCGGTCCTTTTCTCGCTCTTAATGAATCCACCAAAAAATCTTTGTCCCCGTCAGTTCTAAAGTTTCTAAATGGAGAGTCTGAATATCCCACAATTTTATTACCTTTATATGTGAATGGTTCTTTCCCTATTAGATGTCTAAACTCTGCAAAATCATCAGTTGACATTCCAACTTCATTACCTTCCTCATCTTTGACCAAAATTTTTGTTGGCATGTGAACAATATTATCGTCCCAATCGAACGCATAATATTTGAGGTCTGGTGCTCCTTCACTTTTGAATCCTTCTGTAAACTCTTTTCTCATTTGGCTAAAGGGGGGATATAATCCCCCCGTAATTTGTTATTAGATATTTTCGAACGAAGCTCCTGTTGGAGTGATGAAGAATTCGATATCGATGAATTCTAATGCCTTCGTTGGTTTTAAGTATATCTTACCTGTTAATGTATTTCTATCTAAGTCTTCAGGTGTAGAAGAAACTGTTACTCTGAAGTCATAAAGACCTCTATCTCTTCTAATTGAATCTAAGATAGGGTTAACACTATCCAAGAATTGTTGTCTAACGATTTGGTCGTTTTGTTCAAACAACAATCTTACCGCCACCGCAGAAATTAACTTTCTTGCTTGAAGTAACAATCTTCTTACGTTCAATCTGTTAAGTGCGGTGTCAGCAACTTGTAAAGTTTTGTTACCCCAAATTACTGTTCCCACATCAGAGAAAGTTGCGATAGGGTTGATTCTACCTTGATAAAGAGTATCTCTATCTTCTTGAGTCAACTTAACTCTCGCCTTGATTGAATTTACAAGACCTCTTGTGTAACCCGCTGAAGCGAACCAAGGGAATGCAATATTATCTGTCAATGCTAAGTTTCTACAAACTTCACCTGTTGCAGGTAAGTAGATTTGTGTATTATTAACAGTATCTCTTGTAAGAATCCAAGGATAATAAGTTGCTGTGTAGTTAGAATCAATACCTGTGTTATCCAAATTATCAACCGCTTCTTGAGAGTAAATGATATCTAAAGGATTAGTTGCATCAGGAGTATACATTTGATAATCAGGAGTAGTTGCAATGTAAACTGAATCCGCTCTTGAGAATTGTACCATGTCGATAGTCTCTTCTACAAGGTTAGAGTTGTTTACATAATCGATACTTGATGTTGCAAATACGTTGATATTAGTTGATTCAGGATTTGCAAATGTCAAGATACCGAGTAAGTAAGCGTAGTAGTCAGTGTTTGCAAAATCTTGAGTATTGTTTTGAACTACAATTCTCTTGAATAGACCGTCACCAGTTGCATTTGGATATCTTGTTGAAGGAGCTGCTCCTGCCAAGTATCCTGTCGCTCCTAACACGAATCTATCTTGGTTAGTTCTGAACTCTCTATAGATGTCCCATCCATCAAATCCACCTGCAAAACACACTGTATATTTTCTTGAGAAGATAAAGTAGTATGGGTTTTCTTGAGTTTCAGGGTCTCTTGTAAAGTCAGCAACACCACACTCGAATGCAGTTTGACCACTTGTCATAAATGAGTTAGAAATCGTAACAACAGTTGCACCTGAGTCCATGTGGAAACCTTTACTTAAATAGTTCCAAGCAGAACCATCAACAGGTAGTGGAGACTGAATCCAATTCAATGGGTTCTGTGTTCCTTTATATTGTAAGAATGAATCATCAACACCAAATTGACTTGAGAAACCTAAATAACTTCTTCTTACAATATCACCTGAAGATTCAACAACGTCAGTTGGTGCTCCGAAAGGAGGATTGTAAATAACCTCACCAGGGAAATAATATTTTGTTTTGAAAATTGGAACTGGTGAAGGGTTTGTTACAGATTCGTATTCTCTTTGAGTATATCCGTAGAAACCACAAGGAATTGCATCTACAGGTGCTTCATCCGCCATTTCAATCATTATGTATCGTGAAATCAATGCGTACTCACCATCAGTAGAACCTATTTTCTTAGCAACAAAGTTGTTGGATAATGGGTCCATGTTACAGTTTGTAAATTTCTCAATAACTACAGGGTTTGCGTCGGTGTCAAAGAAATTTCTAACCAACACATCAAATGTCATGTTATTGAAAGATAAATTAGCAATTGAAACTTTTACCTCTGTATTAGCCGCGTTACCATCAGAAATTGAAACGAACTTAAATAAGTTATAAACTTTATTACCTCTTAATTCAGAAACTAAGAATGGTGTACTTGGTGCTTTGTATTGTGTTACGTTATAAGCGATTGATGTTGGGTCTTCAGTTCTTGCATCCGGTAGAGCAATCAAATCACAATTTAATCCACGAATGTATCCTTGATTGTAAGCGT